TGTTTTGGATATAAGTCTCCCGACTGTTTCTGTGTAGTTTCAGTAGGCGGTTCATTACCATTTAGTGGCTCGCCGAAGCCACCAAAATCCTTGAGTGGTGTTGCACCTGTGCCGGGTGCTTCCGTAAATACGGACTCTGAGGAGCGCTCTGGCGCAGAATCTTCCTGATCCACTCTCTCTTCCTCTTCACTCAGTAAGGTTGAGCAGTAACTACCAGGAAAAGTCTCTTTTGGCTTGGGATTTACCCCGCGACGTGATGACATACGCCGCAAAATCTCTGGTCTATTTGGAGATAGCTCAGTTGTGTATACACCCAACTTCACATTCTCAGACGCGTCCCAGAATCGCAAATTCAATTGTTCCCATGTTGGAAATGTACTCTCTTTGACAAAAGGCATAATCCCTGTCTCAATAGCAACTTCCTGCAACAAAGCTCTCTTTTGTTCAAACACGACTTTCCCGTAGTAGAAGTACTCATTGAGAGCCGATTCGATGATATCAACCGCTTGAGCTTGTGGACACACGGTCTTTGAGCGCACACACATAGTGAGCATCTTCTCAATAGAGTCGTGGTCCAGTGGACAAAGGTATGCACCCACATCACTGTCCCATCTCCATTTGCGCTTCAAGAAGGCAATATCATTGATATGGATCCGCGGTGTGGACTCACTCTCCTTGTCAGCCATGGTGTATTCAACACCAATTTCCGCAAGCGTTTGCTGAATCGTGGAGTGATTGTACCATTGCACGAGTGGTGAGATACCCATAACGTTGTCATCACCATAGGTCATAACAGCCACATACTGTTTGAACTGGGACGCTTTTTCCTCAGGAGACAAGCGTCGCCAACAATATCGCAAGTACAGCGAATTGGCTAAACTATTGACAATGACAGTGAGAGGGTGTCCAGATGGATTGGTGCCGTAAAACTCAATAAGCTCTCCATTGAAATCTGTCAAGGGAAATGCTGTGTCTACAGCAATACCTCTGAGCACTCGCAGATGTTCCTCGGGCCAACCAGCGGCACGATGGATGTTGACTATAACGTCATACGCTGCCAACACCATCGAAGCTGTCATACGTTTGTCAAATTTGCCATAGTCGCCCGCAACCATGTTATCGGGACCAAATTGAGTCAAATACTCATACATCTCTTCCCACTCCAATGATTGACAAATCGTGCCTGGTCCAGCTTCGAATACATAGCGGTTGTCTTGTACCAGCTTCACAAATGAAAGCAAATACTTTCGAACAACAATCGACCAATCAACAGGGCCTCCTGAGAAAACTCTCGTCTTGCCTTGCTCAATCTTTCGAAAAACCACTGGTTCGTCCTTCAGATGCGCACAAAAGTTTGGTTTAACCCTAACTCCATGTGTATATCGGGAGATGATGTCATCTACTCGATCGAGCACAGTATCATCAATGATCACACCATCTG